CACGCGGAACGTGCCGCTGCAGCCGGTGAACTGACGCGACCAGCAACTCGCCGAGCCGGGGATCGGCTGGGTGATGTAGATCGTGTAGACCTTCTGCGTCGACGAGGGCTTGTAGAGGATCGTGGATCCCCCCACCCCGGGGGTGGTAAAGGTCCGACCCAGCCCGCAGGCCTGGAGCGCCCGGTCGCCAAACGGCACCACCTCGGGGGTGTCATCGAAGAAGACGCCCGCATCGTTGCCGCGGATGGGGATGCGGAAATCAATCCGCGAGACCCGCGGGCCTTTCAGCGAGGGCGCCTGGCCGAGGTTCCCCATCGTGACGAGGTTCTTGATCTCGTTCGGGTCGTTCGTCACGCGGATGGTGTCCGCGTCGACCTGTTGCACGTCGGTCGCGAGGTACGTGCCGCCCAGCACGTCCGTCCCGGCCGACGTCTCTTCTTTCATGACCACCTGCATGCCGATCGCTGCCGGTGCTGTGAACTCAGCCATTGATCGCGACCTCCTTTTCTTCGTTCATAAACACCGTGCAGGGCTGGACGAACTCCGCCGTCGGCCCCTCGACCAAGACGTCGGGCACGAGCTCCCCGTCGAACTGGACCGCTTGCACGAGCCCGTCCAGCGTGTAGTGCTGCAGGAACGTGGTCCAGAGATCATCCCAATACCGCTCGAGCCACCGGCTCACCGTGACGCCGTTCGCCGCGGACACGGCCCCGACGAGGAGCACCTTGAACTCGTGGCGATAGCCGATGACGTTGGACCGGACCGTCTTCGCGGCCACCGTCGAGCCGGTGCCCTCGAGGACCGAGCAGTGCGGGAACTGCGTCCGCGACTTCAACTCGCGATATTCGCGATCGGCCGTCGGGATGTTCGGATACGTGGCCCCCCACGGGCGAATGCCGGTGAGCCCGGCCGCGACGGCCACCATCGCCTCGAGCACGCGGTCGCGCAGCGGCTCAGCCACTGGCCGCCTCCTGCAGCGCCCGGTTGAAGTCGGCGCGGATTCCCGCTTGCGCGGTCTCAATCGCCTGCGAGAACCACGGCCGGCGCGCGAAACCTGGATGCTGGACGGAGGTCCGGAAGATGGTCCGGAAGCCGGTATTGATCGCGAGGGGCACTGCGCGGCTCCCGCGCTGCCGCCCGCGCCGGCGGCGGGCGCGAATGAGATGGGCGGCCGCGCCCTGCTCGAGCAGGCGCCCCTTGAAGGCGAATTTCCCCCGTGGGCCGACCACGCCAACGGTCAGCAGGCCACGCTGGGCCACGTCCGCCTGCACGGAGGCGGCGAGTTGCCCCGTCCGCAACCGCACGACCGCGCCGGAGGCGTTGGCCACCGCATAGTGCTGGACGCGCTGCACCGCCCGACGCATGGCCCGCAAGAGCGCCGCCTTGATCTCGGGCTCCTCGGGCGGCAGCACCACGTCGATGTTGACGTCCATCTCGAGCGCCAGGCCGCCGCGCCCGACCTTGATCGTCTTGCGACTGCGGCGTCTCATACGAAGATCCGGCGGTCGGCGTCGAGGATGTCGCGCGCCCGGCGCGGGATGTCCGTGTCGGCCCGCGTGACCGTGCCGCCCGGGCCCGAGAACGAGATCGTGTCGGGGTTCTGGTGGATTTCGTCCCGCACGAACTTGCCGAGGATCAAATAAAAGGCTTCGAGGATCCGGCCCGGGACGGTGACGGCGCCGCCCGTATACGTCAGCACGATGGGCTGGGGCACGGAGCCCGCCCCCTCCCAGCCCGCACGCCGATAGAACTGATCGGGGCACAGGGCGGAGCCCGGCACCGAGGAGATCACGATCACGTCCTTGTCGGTCTGCGGATCATCGGCCGTCGTCCGCCAAACCGTCTGGGCCGTCCCGTCCACTGTGATGGTGACCGTCGCGGCGGTATTGATCGGCCGGATGGGCGCATAGAGGCATGACCCGGAAAAACCGGACAGCCGCCACGTCGCGGTGCGGGCCTTGATCGGGCCCCACCCGAGGCGCGCCTGGACGTAGTCCGTGGCCTTGTTGATGGCGTCCTCGAGCTGCGCGTCCTCGGCGTTCCCCTGATGGTGGAGATACGCCTTCGCCTCGTCGAGGCTCACGAGGGCGTCGACGGTCAGCGGCATCGACGCCCCCTAGCCCCCGCGCTTCTTGGCTGGCGGGAGCGTGGCCCGTTCGGACTCGTCCGCGAGCGCGGCGGCCTCGGGGGCGGCCTTCGTCGTGGCGGTGGCGCCGGCCTCCTCCGCTACGCCGACCGCCACGAACCGCGCGGCCCGATCGTTGGGCAGGTCCACCACCTCGCCCGCCGCGTAGACACGAATCTCATCGCAGACGTCGGAGAGAATGCGGATCTTCATCAGGCGGTGCCCTCCGCGGGGCGCTCGAACAATTCCCCCGCCACATCGGTGCCGTGCGTGACGGGCCGCGACCGGCTGCCGTAGAGGAACGCCATCGCGGAGACGGTCGCGGCGGCCGTCGCCCGTGAGACCACGAGGCGCACGAAGTCTTTTCTCGGCGCCTTGACGTCGACGTAGAAGACTTTGTTGTCGTCGGTGTCCGCGACGGCCTGCCCACTGCCCAGGAGATCCGCAGGGGCGCCGAAGGCCGCCGTCGTGTCCTGTTGCACCTTGATCGAGGTCACGGCCGTGCCCACGATGGCGCCGAACTGCACCACGAAGACGACGCCGTCAAAGCCCGCCATGTCGATGGCAGCGCCGTTAATCGCGGTCGTGCCAGCGGCCCCGGCCGTGAGGCTGATGGCCTGCACGATCTTGATGTCGTGGCCAAACAACATTTGCGACATGCGCGCCCCCCGTCTGGCGAGGCGCGCCCCGCGCCGATGCGAGGCGCGCCCCGTCGGGTTCCTGCGTTGACTACGTCGTGAGGGCCAGGTGCTTGACGGGGTTCGTGCCAGCGTTCAGCAGGTTCCCATCCGCGCGCGCGAACGCGAGGAAGGCGACCTGATGGAAGTCCGCATACCGCTCGTCGAGGCGCAGCAGCGTCACGCCCAAGACGTCGCGGATGATGTATTTCGACAGGGCACCGAACAGCACGGCCTTCGTACCCGTGGTGACGGCCGTGGGCATGTCGTTGTTGATCGTGATCGGGTAGCCGAGCAGCGTGGCCGGGAATCCGCGCGAGATGCTGGCGTCGGCGGCGGGCATCAGGATCGGGCGGCCGTCCGTCCCGAGCAGCTTCTTGACGGCGGCCAGCTTGGTGTCGTGCATCATGAACCCGGCGCCCTGCTGCCGATACGCGATATCGACGGAATGCTCGAGCGTGACGAGATCGACGTAGGCGATCCCACCGCCGGCCGAGCCCGTCGCGCCGAGGACGGACTGGACGGTGATGCCGAAGGGCAGCGTGGTGCCGGCCCCGGTCGTGAAGTGCGTGTTCTGGATCCGGCCGATGCGCTCGCCCAGCATCTCGCCGAGCATCTCGGGGAGATTGACGGCGCTGTCCTGCATGAGCTCGACGGGGACGAGCACCTGCTTCGAGGAATACTTGAACGCCTTGAGCACGAGCTGGCCGAACGTGACATCCTGGTTCGCCACCTGCGTGTTGATGTCGAGGATCACGCCCGCCTGCGCGGTGTCGTTCGCGGTCGGGATCGGCAGGTCCGCCCCAGTGTCGGTGCGAATGATCCGGGCGACTTGGCGCATCCCGCCGAACCACAGCAGGGCCTTTTCGAGCGACTGCATCAGTTCGTCGGGGATGGTGTAGCCCCCGCCCGTGGTCGTGATGGTCTGGGCGCGCTGCTCGAGTTCCCACTCACGGACCTCGCTCAGATCGCGCGGCGGGCGCTTGGACAAATTCAGAGTGATCGCCCGCCGATTGAAGTCGATCCCGATCCGCTCGGCGGCCTCGTGTTGCTCGCGGGTCGCCCCCTGCTCGGTGGGCGTGAGGAACCAGCCGCGGAGCGCCATGGCGAAGTCGTCGCGGCCCCGCGCGAGCTTGCGGATCGCGGCCGTGCCCGTGCCCGGCCCGTCCCCCCGGACCTGGGCGGGCTCGACCGCCCGCTCACCCTCGGACAGGCGGGCCTCGATGGCCGCCTGCTTCTGCCGCATCACGATGTTCTTGTCGAGCGCCTCGATCGCCTGGTCGCGCGACTGCCATTCCTGCTCTTCGTCGCCGTTGAGGACGTCGCGCCCGTCCTTCTGCGCCTTTTGCAGAATGGCGGCGTTCTCTTCGTGGAGGCGCTGGCGCTTCTCGATGAGTTCCTTGAGCATGTGCGTGGCCCTTTCGGGCGCGCCCGCACAAGCCAACGGGCGCCACCCACGAGTTGTGAAAACCCCGTGAGCGGCGCCCGTCCAGGCGGCATCTCACCACATCGCCGACCCCATGCGAGGCGTCCACCTCGCCCCAGGCCGACGGATTTCTTATCTACTGCGCTACGCTACGGTGCCGTTCCCTCCGGTGTCAATTTTCTTTTCCGGGCCCCCTACCGTGGCGACGTCGGCGCGTTCCCGACGACCGGCCCGCCGAGGGAGGTCCTCGACTGGCTCGTGACCTCGGTCAACTGCTTCTCGAGCTCCTCCGTCTTTTCGAGCGCCCCCGCGAGGCTTTTGCGGATCGCCGCAGCCTTGCGCGGCAGCACCTTCACCTTGGCCGCCGTCAGCTTGACCTTGACCTTCTTGGCCGTCACCGGGCCCTTCCTCTTCGCGGCGCTCTTCGCCATTCACGGATCTCCTTTTCGTGCGTGCGGGAGTGCCGGCCACCGATCGAACGGGGCCGGGAGCTTCGCGCTCACGGGGACCACCTTCTCCACCATGCCCTCGGGGATCGACACATGCTCCTGGGTCTCATACCGCCCGTCGACGACCATCAGCTCGGACGCGAGCTTGAGGTAGCGGTGGCCGCCCATCTCAGCCAGCTCGACGATCCAGCCGACGCTCAGACAAGGCACCGGGTTGGCGGCAGACTGTTCGCGATCCCCGGCGGCGTCCAACCACTTGACGAGGACGAGCCCGTGCAGATGCACCGGCCACGGCGGCGGGCTCACGCTAGCGCCACCGGGCCCGCTGCTCCGCGAGGTGCTGCCGGAGCCGATGGATATTCAGCGGCGCCGCCCCGCGATGTTGCGCGAGCGAGCGCATGGCCACCTCGGTCGAGGGATACGCCGGGAAGGTGACCACGCTCACCTCGCGGATGAGCATGTCGGACACGAGGCGCGTCGGCGGGTCCGACTTGAAATCCCAATCATCCCCGTCGGGCATGGTCCGGAAGGCGAAGGACATGCCGGTCACGTCCCGGCGCTGGATCGACTGGACGATGTCCTGCGCGGACGTCGTCTCGGGCGGGTCGATCTCCACGCGGAGCCCCTTCCCGTCCTTCTCCACCCGCAGCGTCCCCGCACTCAGCCGGCCGATGATCCGGGCCGAGTCATGGTCCACCAGCGCCCGGAGATCGACCCCGTCCTTGAGCGTGCGGTCCACCGCGGCGGGCGTGATGATCTCCCGGAAACCGCCGAGGTTTTCCGAGAGGCGGTCAAAGACGATGGCGTAGCCGCGAATGATCTTCGCCACCCCGCGGGATTCCACCCGGAGCTCGCCCCCATCGCACGTGCGGATCTCAAGGTCAGACATTCGTGGCCTCCTGTTTCACGGATTGACCGCACCACGGGCAGAATCGCAACGGCGTCGGATGCTCTCCCGCATCGAGCTGGCCGTGACGAAAGATAAAGAGCCGGCCGTAGCCCTCACCGTCCGTTCCTGTTTGCTGGGCTTTGATCATGTCCGCGCAGCAGAGGACGAGGTCGGACATGGGCAGGTCAGTTTCCTCAAGCATGGGCGATCACCTCGCGCAACAGTTCGTCCGTGATCGTGCCGGGCCGCGTCTCCCACCCGCTCACCAGCGCCTTGACGTTGGCCTCGAGGTCCTCGGGCGCGTCGAGCAGGACCAGCAGGCTCGCGCGCGACTCGGCGACGTGCGGCGCGAGCAGCGTCCGGGCGTGCGCCTCAGCCGCGTCCCCGCGCCCCGTCAGCACGAAATGCAGCCGCAGCGCCGGGAGCAGCATCTGCACGAGGGCGTCCTCGCGCGTGGCGTAGAAGGACTCGATCCACGCCCGGAGCTTCTCGGGGCTCTGCGCCGCTTTGCGTGCCCTGTCCGCCTCGAAGCGGACTTCCTTGCGGAGGGCCCCCTCGATGACGTCGCGCAGGTTGGGCACGAGGTCGGCAATGCGCCCCGCGAGCGCGCGCCGCTCGGCCCGCTCGGCCTCGAGGTGCGCGGCGAGCTCGGCCTGGCCGACGGTGAGCAAGCCGATGACGGCCCGGGTGTCGACGAGCTCGGCCCGGGCGGCCACCGCCGCCTCCTGCGTCGCGGCGAGGCTGTCCGCGAGGGCCGCTTCTGCGGCGGCGCGCGCCTGGCGCTCGGCCTCCTCGGCCTGCTCGTCCTGCGCGGTTCCATTCGTCTGGGCGCGCCCGATTTCCTCGAGGCGTGCGGCGAGCTCAGCCTGGGCGGTCGTCAGCGCGGCGTGCACGGCGTCCACGGCGGCCCGCGTCTCGGCGAGCTCGGCGCGCGCGGCGGTCGCTGCCGCCTGCGTCGCCGTCAGGCTCTCCGCGACGGTCGCGTCCGCAGCGGCGCGCGCCTGACGCTCGGCTTCGGCCGCTTGCTCGTCCTGCGTGACGTGGGCGGTGTGCGCGCGCCCGATCTCGTCGAGGCGCCCGAGCAGCCGCACGGCGACCTCCTCGACGACCGCCCGCACCGGCTCAGGCGGGGCCGGCGGCGGCAGGGCCTGGATGGAGGCGTCCGCCGCGTGCTGGATCAGGGCCGCCTGGTCAGCCGCCGTCGGCAACTCGCCGCGGAGCCGCTCGGCGATGAGGTCGGCGAGCTGGCGCATCCGATCCGGCTCCGGCGTCGCGGGCGCCGGGGCCGGGGCGTCCGTCGGCGGCGTGGGCTCGATCTGCGCGTCGATCACGTCGTTGATCCGGTCCGCCGGCATCATGTTTTGCGGGACGAGGTAGATGTCGCCCTGCGGCCCGATGCCGTTCTTATCCTCCAGCTCGAGAATGTCGTTCGGCGAGAGCCAGCCCCACTGCCGCCCGACCGCGTAGGCGTTGTAGCGTTCGAGCGTCTGCCCGCGCAGGAGGCTGTCGACGGTGAACTTGAAGAACTGCTGGCGCTGCTCCATGGGCCGGATGAGTTTGCGCCAGAGTTCCTTCTCCCATTTCACGAGCCAGGGCATGAGCGAGTCCGACACGAACTCGATCGACTGCTGCTCGATGTTCGAGAACGTCGCGCGCTCGAGGTCGCGGAGTTTATGCGGCGGCACGTTGAACCAGCGCGCCACCTCGAGCGTCTGAAATTTCCGCGTTTCGAGGAATTGCGCGTCATCGGGTGGGATCCCCGCCTTTTCGATCTTGATCCCCTCCTCCGTCACAATGACCGAATGGGCGCGGTTGGGGCCCTGTAAGGCCTCGTTGAGGGAGGTTTTGAGGCGGTTGTGGGCCTCTTCGCTGAGTTTGCCGGGATGTTGGGCGACAATGCCGGGCCACGCGCCGTTGCCGAAGAAACTCGCCCCGAACCGCTCGATCGCGCCCGTCAGGCCGAGCGATTCGCGCGCCTTGCGGATGACGGAGTAGCCGCAGATGCCATCGAAGCCGAGGCCCGGGATGTGGAGGATCCGGTCCGCGTCGACGTCGATTTGGGTCCCGCTGTCGTTGGTGACCCGGTAGCGGATCTGTCGCGTCCCGACGTCGCGATAGGGCTGGACGCGGTCCGGTGCGATGGTCCAGAGCGCGATCGGCCGCCCGTCGGGCGTCCGCTGGATCTCCGCGTAGCCGTTCCCCCACGTGAGCACATGCGCTTGCAGGGTTTCACGGAACACCGGGGCCGTCTGCTCGGGGTTCGGCTGGTCATGCAGGAGCCGGTAGAGCGGATGTTCGAGAAACGGCTCCTTCCCGCGATCGGTCCGCTTGTAGAGGACGAGCGGGAGCATCCCGACCGGCCCCGCGAGTGCGGTGACGGCGGCCCAGACGGCGGACAGGTTGAGGGCCGTCGTCTCGTTGAGCGTGACGCCGGCGGCGGTGGGCTGGCTGCCGAAGAGCGCTTGCAGGACCGGGTCGTTTGAGCCGTAGGGCCCGAACCAGCCGCCCGCCCGGAGCGCGTTAGCGAGGCGGCCCATTGTCGGCGATCACTTCCCGAGCACGGCGCCGAGCCAGATGAGTTCGAGCCCCGCCACCACATAGGCGGCCGGCAGGAAGAACATCCCGATGCCCACCGGCACGAGGATGGCCCCGAGGATGATCAGGAGGTCGGGGAGGACCGTGCGCATCAGAGCGCCACGACGCCGCGCGACTCGTAGACCGACGTCGGTACGGGATTCACGAGCGCGCGCGTCAGCGCCATCGCCAGCGCCGCCACGCCGTCGATCTTGTCGCCCGCCTCGTCCTTGTCGAGCCGCACCTCGCCGCGCGTCCCGTGCCGGAGCACCACGTTGCTGACCATCCACGCGAGCACCGGATCCCCGCCGTGACAGAGCTTGCCCGCCTTCACCAAGCTGGCGATCCCTGTCAACGCCTCGTTGAGGCCATAGCCCTGCGGCGTGTTGAGACAGAACGCGCTCCCGAATTCCCCGTTGAGGTGGAGCGCCATGTTCTCGGTGAAGCGGTTGTCGTAGGCGAGCTCGCGCACCCCGTAGCGCCGACACCACGCGATGATCTCGCGCTCGACCAGGTCGTTATCGGTCGTGTCGCCCTCGGTGACCTCGAGCAGGCCCGCCCGCTGCCACACCTCGTACGCGCGCTCCGGGTGCTCCCGGAGCGCCGAGGCCGGCAGCCAGTACCGCATCCGCACCGCGACCCGCCCGTCCGGCAGCAGGAACACCAGCGCGAGCGCGGAGAAGTCATCGCGCTGCCCGAGATCGAGGCCGGCATAGCACGGCGCGCCGGCGAGATCGTCGTCCTCCAGGCGCGTATCGCAGAGCCGCCAGCGGTCCGCCGAGATCCACGCCGTATGACTCGACGTCCAGATACAGAAATTGAGCCGCTTGACCATGTCCTGGCTCGACGGAATGTCGATCGCGTTCTTGACCTCGGTGTGCAGGTACGACACCGGGATCGTGATGCCCAGGAGCGGGTTGGCCTTGACCCAGACGTCCGGGTTGCGCCAGTCGTCGCACGCGCGGCACGTCTCGTTGGGCATCTCGAACCCCTCGGCGCGGCACGCCGCGCAGGGATCCAGCCCGCACACGTACGCGAACCACTCGTCATCGACCAGGACGCCCTCGAGCACCTTCCGGCTCTTCTCGTGGTGCTCCCAGCAGACGGACAGCCGATCGACCCCGGAATTCGTGATCCCGAGGATCAGGCTATTGCGGTTCCCCTTCGTCCCCGCCCGCATCTTGTTCACTACGAGCCGGTCCCGGTGCTCGTGCAGCTCGTCGAGGAGCGCGAAGGCCACGCGCTTGCCGTCCAGCGTCCGCGCCTCCGACGAGATCGGCCGGACGAACGCCCCCGTCGTGGGCATGCCGATGTTGTGCTCGAGGAGCTCCAGGCGCTGCCGCAACTCCGGCCCGAGAATCCGCTTGCAATCGGTGAACGGGATGTGCGCCTGATCGCGCGACGCCGCCGCCACGAAGCACTGCGCCCCGCTCAGCCCATCCGCCACCATGGCGTAAATCGCCAGCCCGGCGCCCACCGGCGTCTTCGCCGACCCCTTCCCCGTCTCCACGTACGCATTGCGGAACCGCCGGTAGCCGTCCTTGAACCAGCCATGTAGGCTCCCGACCGTAAACACCGCCCAGGATTGCAACACAAACGGCTCCCCCGCCCGGTCCCCATCCGGCAACACCAGGAAGTCGCGGAAGAAATCCAGCGCGTGCTGCGCCCGCTCCGGGCTCCACGTCAGCCCCCGCGCCGACCCCTCTTCGAGGTCCCGCAAATGCCGGGCGCACGCCAATCGCACCAACCGCCCCGTGACGACACGCCCCTCGACCACGTCGACGGCGTACGCCGTGACGGGATCGTCAGGCCGTGACGGCGTGCGGTGCTTGCGGGCGCTGCCGGAGGTGCGCGTCGAGGCGATCCTTGGGCTCACTGGGGCCGTGGCCCCGCAGATGCGTGCGCTCCGACGGGGTGATGCCGACGCGATACCAGATCCGATCCGCCGCCTCGTACAGCGCCAGCGCCGACGAGAGCTCCTGCGCCTGCCGGCGGTCCCCGAGCCGCGTCTCGCCGATGGGCGCGACCGCCGCCACCCGCCACAGCGCATCGGCCAGCGCCTCGTACCGACACGCCCGCGCCACGTGCCGCACGTCGATCTCCGCCAGGAGCGAACACGCGACCAACCCCGGGGCCACCGCCAGCCAGATCACGAGCGCCGCCCCCTCCAGCTCCGCCGG